TCCAACTAAGAAGTAGCCTAAGTTTGTAGAATCATAAGTAGAACCGTCAACTGTAAGAGTTACGGTTTCGTCACTAGTAGTTCCTAGTAACATATTACTTGAACCGATAGTACCTGCTTCGCGGGTTCTATCCATAGTATCCCAAGTATAAACATTTTGGGCTACACCTTCAGATACGCCGCAGCGATCTAGCATTGATGTTAATGTATATTGTGGATATTTATAAGATAAGATATTCGACATCTCAGGCTTATGAATACCCGACTGAAAGACGTAACCTTCCAGTATCGTCGCTCTCGCGGAGTTTCCGCCCGCTAAGGGGGAAACCGGGTTACCTTGTAATGGCATTGTATATATTTTTTAAGTTAACAATAATTATAAAGCAACTTTTACTCAACTCCGGGTAGAGGCATACCGAGGGACTTCGCGAATTCCACGAATGCTTCGTCTTTAACGGGTTGGGCGTCTGGCGTTGCTAATGTGCCGTTGTTGTTCAAATCCGCATTGGTTGAACTATCTAAAATGTTTCTCATGGCGTCGTTCTTAGAGCGTTGAGATCTATAAGCTTCAAGCTTCTCGCCATTCTTATAATAAAAATAGGCCTTTACGACCTTAGACATATCATACTCTCCATCTTTTGTGTAAAACATCTCCTTCATGGCCTTGCCGGTGGAAATATCGTTATAAAGTTGATCTTTATGATTATCCTTAACTTTGAAACCGTTAAAAGAATCGAATTCTTTAATCGCACTCTTGAGTGATGCATCAGCCATTTGTCTCTTCTGCTCGGTGAGAACTTGCTCCCTAGCCATCTGATCTTCCTGTGCTTGTACATACTGCTTTTTAATCATGTTTCCTTGCATGTTGACCATATTTGGATCTTGCTCGTCTACAAAGACGTTCAAGGCTTCCGTGTCAACATTACCTTTCTCATCAAGAAAAAGCTCTCTAGAGGCTTCAATAAAGTAATCTTTCGGGCTATACTTGTCGTAGTCAACCAAATTTTGGGTTTCTACAGGTTTGTTAACCAAATCCTCTTTTAACTTCTTGTTTTCATCTTTAATTTTATTTAGTTTTGACACCAAATCTTCTTTCGTGTTCGCTTCTATTCCTATCTCTTGAGATAATACAGAGTAGTCGAATACCGGATCACTATCAGGCTCTACCGGATCTTCTAAATCCCAATCTTCTATAATAATAGGATCTTCGTCTACAGGATCAATAGGGTCTACTGGATCTACTGGATCGGGCTCTACTGGATCGGTAGGCTCCACAGGATCGCTTGGATCTACGGGGTCTACTGGGTCTGGCTCTACTGGATCTACTGGATCAACAGGATCAATAGGGTCAACCGGATCTTGATTGAGCGGGTTAGGCGTCATTGCCAACATCATTTCTTCTGCTTTTGATAAATTTTCCATTTTTTTAAATATATATATTAAACTTTATTTCTTTTTCTTCTTAGGCTCCATGCTCTCTTTTCTCTTAGCGTTCTGAGCTTTAATCTTCTCTATGACATATGCCTTAGAAAAGTCCATCTTATCGCTAGCCATATCAAACTTACCTTTTATGACCTCTTTTGTCTGGTCGTTCTTTCCTTTAGCCTCTTCAAGAGATAGCTTAGTTTGTGCATCTGCTTGCGCTTTTGCACCTTCTAGCTGCATCTGCTGCTCGGCCTGTTGTTGTGCCATAGCCTGCTGCGCTTGCATTTCTGCCTGCTGTGCTTGCTGTTGCATCTCTCTTTGCTTCTCTATGTCTCTCTCTAGTCTGATTATTCCCTGAACTATATCCTTCTCTCTCATTAGCTTCACTGCAGATATAAAGTCTATCTGACCTGCCTGTAGTGCTGCTTGAACCATACCTTGGAAACTTTGCATGTCGTCCAGTATAGCTGGTATCTCCGAGATTGTTACACCGTAATCGTTTAGGTCGAGATCGACATCTTCTTTTAAGAAGTTGATACCGGAATCACCAACAATACCAGCGAAGCGCTCTTTGTCCGCCCATGCTATCTTTCCTAGTCCAGCTAAATGAGTAAATACTCCTCCAGAAAACTGTGAAAAGAACTGGAAGAATGTCTCGGTTGCTAAATTAGATTGAAACAGGGAGGACTGTGTCACCCCTACGGCTTGATTTGCTGATGATATCTGACCTTGTCTTGCTTCGTTAATACCAGAAATAGCATCCATCTCGGCGTCTATCATTCTAGATATCTCTAGATACTGACCAACGGATTGAGACAGTGTCATGTCTATAGGGCTAAACTGGTTAAAGTTACTTGGTAACCCGTCTTTCCTAGAGTCAATAAACGCTATTCCTGTTGTTTTTAAATATTTTATTACATTGTGAATATCCCATTCATCCGGCACTTGGGATACGTCATAAACGAAACCCTTAGCTCCAGCCCTAGCCATTGCTAGTTGGATATTAAACATTGTTGCATCCTTAAGACTTTGGAGTCCTTTTAGTTGATCTACCTTAGATACTGAATGTCCATTGATAAAATTAGGTATTAACCCTCTATATGGACAATCTGTACTTGCAAAGTTGTCAACGTCTCTATTTTGGTTCTTTATCTCTCCCCAGTTCTTAATAAACTTCCCGCCTATAAGAGTTGCTTGTCTCCAAATCTTAATGTTAATTTTTTTAATATTGTCGTTCTCTTGAACGCTTGACGATACCTTCTTGATATGCTCATTACCATAAGAGTCTTTTGACTTCTTATATGTCATATCTTTATAGTCGCACCATGTAGCAGAGCTTACAAGAACCCTTAACTCTCCTCCTTGATTTCTAAACAGGTTGGTGCTAGATCCTTTTGTTATTCCAAACTCATTAGAGTACTGACCGAGCCTTCCGCCTCTGGCATAATTAGATCCAGTAGCCAAGTTTTGATTATACTCTTGCCAATTACCATATGCCTCTATTAATTCCTTTCTTGTTAACCCGTACTGAGAAGCACACTCTGCTAGATTCATATACCTAATCTCACCAAAGTATGTTGCGTCAGACAGGAAATCATCCTGACATGTTGCATCGAAAATCATAAACCTAGGATCTATCCTTCGTGTCTTTGGCATACCATTAACGATCTCATTCTTTATAAAGCACCTCCCGGCTATGAGCAAGTCTCTAAATAGGGCTATTCTTTGATAATCCCGGTGAGAGGCATTCAGTATGCCCTTAAGCATAAAATGCATAATAATCTCTGCCTTCTCCTTGTATTCGTAGTTATAGTATTCGTCAAGTTCTGCTTCGTCCTTAGCCAAGAAACCTTCTTGTTCTAACGACATCCCGCCCTCTCCTAGCTGAGCTGCCAATCCTTGCATCCTCATATCGACCCTTGAATCTTCTTTCTTATCAAGCCTACGCATCTTAGCGTCTCTGTTGATTGTTCTTACAACAACTTCATAACCTTTCTTAGATATCTCACCAAGCAACAGGTCTATCTTTACCTTGATCTTATTATAATTAATCCATTTGGCTGGGAGAGAATCTCCATCTTCAGCCGTTCGTAGAAACTCAAATGATTGGTCATTCTGTGCCCCTAAGTAAAAGTTATAGGCTTCGTTTATAGCATTAGAGCTAAGGTCATAAGAGCCGTTAAGGCTTCTGTGTACTATTGATTGTACATATTGCTTATGCCATTCTTTGTTTTTTTCTGAATCCGGAATGTTTATGTCCGGTAATTGATATGAGTGTTTTGCGCTCCCGCCATAGGTTGAATTTGTGTTCGCCATATTTGTATCATTGACAGCTTTGCTGCTGGTGTTACCGTTCCAAGTTTCGTTTCATATAACTATACACCTCCACAATAATCGTACCAATTTTTATTGTCGGTTGAATTGGTTGAATCGCCCTTTTTTATCAAAAGATTTTGGTATTGCTCTTGTTAGTACACCGTTTACCTCAACAATTCTTGCACTTGGAAGATTTCTTCTAACACTATCACGTCTCTTAGCTAACAGCTTGTCATCCTTTATTGCAATCAATGCTATGCCGAACGCCATCACCCTGTCAGTGTTGACCGATCCATACTCTATAAACTCCTCAAGAAGAGGAACTCCGGGTATCAGATCGCAGTAATCTTCCACATACTCCTCAACAAGACCCTCAAGGTACTCCTTCATGTCTGCTGACATTCTTACACCTATGATATTTTGCCTAGTTGGCGATAGTTGCTTAATTCCCATAGGTTGAGTCCTTAATAGGTGCTTGTGCCCAAAGTCCTCAAAGTACCCTATCATCCTGTAACGGTTGTTCTCAATAAGTATCTTTGTATTGTTGTAATACTCAAGAGCCATAGCAGCTTGCTCGTAATAATCGTTTGCCCTCTGCGGCCTATCAGTATACTCGAAGAGTATCTTAGGCGGCTGCTGACCGAACTGTTTCGACATAATGTACATCGACATGTCAGATGCCTCATCAAGCACGTTATCATGGTCTGCTGGGTCACACCCTGCTATGGTGTATCCTTCTAAATCCTGCTTAGGATGCTCATATATTATACATTTCCCTAATACCGAAGGTACAAATATCGGCTTTCCTTGATCACTCCTAACAAATGAACCCATTGTCTTAACGGTAGGATTCTCCCTTAAGTTTGTGATTTGTTTGTTGATATGTACTATATTACCAAGGCCTCCTGTATTAGCAAGAGAAAATGCCTCTGATACTGTTAGAGGATACTGTTGAACAAAATCATTAAGCTCCCTAGGGTCTAAGTCCTTCTTCCGATATCTTTCGTATACTATCCATCTTATGACGTCCTCGGGTCTGTCATTGCCATACTTGTCGACATCCATCCCCATATATCCATTAAAAAAGAATCTTATTAGGTTATATGCCTTAGCATCGTCCCACATCTTCTTAAGATCTCTACCTTCTCTAGAAATCTCTCCAGCTGTGCCAAATATGATAGGAGTACCCATCCGCTTGGTTTCCTGCATTAAACACGGTTCTGTGTATGACCACATCGCATTTAGGTTGGAAATCTTACCGGCCTCATCAGAAATCCACTTTTGGAGCATTAGCCCCTCATAAGCTGAGTCTGTTGGTGCTACTACGATAATCTCGGATTGGGTACCCTTTATCAAGGAGTTGCCTAACTTATCTTTCATTTTGTAAGAAAAGTGCATCCCCATCTTTGTATTATGAGCAGTAGAGGTAGCTCTTAGGAATTGCGGCAACAAATTATATATAAACTTTACTTTTCTAAATAGTTCTACAGAGTCTTTTTCTGACATGGAATTCATACCTACGTTGAAGAAAGAGTTAAGACTAGCGTCGTGCAGTACATCTGCAGCAGCTTTCCAGCTAAAACCAGCCCTCCTTCTCTTAACACAGATAACTCCATACTTTTCTGACTTCTGAGCAAACTCTACGGTTTCAAACCACTCATTGTCAGCCATTCTAAATTGAGGTCGAAGCTTACCTTTCTGGTCTCTAATCCAGCAGTAATTGTAAAAGAAGTACATTTTCCCACACATCTCACCATCTCCATTAATACACTTGTCTATTTCAGCCAGCTCCCACAGCTTCCTGTCGGCGTCCTCTGTAAACGTAGGTATTTCTACCCTTTTGTGTATTTTTGTGCTTTGTTTAACGGGGGTAATATTCTTAACATATTCCTTAACTTGAGCTTCAAGTTCTGGTATATAATCCTTCTCCTCTACTAGTGCCATTATTCTTTTATCTTTAGTGGCATTTTAATCAATATTGGCAATTGCCCTTTATCTAATACTACAGCGCAAGAGATTGCTTGCTTTTTGAACATTTTGGCGTATGCCAACGCGTAAGCGTTTCTATCAACACCCGCCCCTACTTGCATACCAAAACATGCGTGCTTTTCTCCAAAAGACCATTCTATATAAGCTTGTTGGTGTAGGTGACCCTGCACTTGAGACTGAAACTCATTCTTCATCTTAAGTCTAGCGGTTCCCCCTTCTCCATGATTATAGTTAACACCATTGATAACTACCTCTTCTACGAAGTCCCACCCGGGCGTCTGCAGAACTTCATGGTAATTCTTTATCCATCTCTTTGATATACCACCGGACTCTGCCTTTCTAAATGACATCCTGTCATGGTTTCCTATTGTTACGTACGCTTTTGGGAATACGTTATTCCATTCGGCTATCTTATCTACAGCCCTATCTAATTCCTCCCCTGCACCATACCCGTCGGGGTCTGCCACATGGAATGAACTGAAATGAGAGTCTATAACATCTCCAATGAAAACAACTGTACCGCAGTCAAATT